TTTAATAGAATTAATAATTTGGAATATAGTTAAATTTATGTTTGCAGTAAATCATCTGCAAATTAAAGGAGGTTTTTTATGGATAGGAATATGGATTTTAATAACTTTAGTGGATTTCCACCACCATATATGAATGCAGAATTGAACAATGATTTTCCACCTATTGATACTGGTATATTTAATCCTATTAATCAATATGAACAAGCATATATGTATTATAGGTATATGACCCAAATGATGGATTATAAAATCAAGTGTAAAGAATTTGAAAAAATGTGCTCTAAACCTGATGCAAAATAAAAAAACGAGGTAATTGTTAAAATTCAAATTCCCCGATTTTTTACTTTTTAAAATTTGGTAGCGAGAACCCACTACTGCTTTTGCTTACGACTTAATATTAATGATTTTATTTCACGCAACATACAACAGATGAGAGAACTAACTGACTAGCTCTCTCATCTTTATATTTATGTATTTATCTAAAAGTCTACTCTGCTTTAGTATTCTTTCTTTACTGTAATTCTCTCTTATCATTTGTTCTAATTTTGCTTTGTTTTTTATGATTAACAGTTCTACTCTGTAGCTCATTAAATCACCTCATATGTATTATAACATATTATGTTTACTTTGTCTGTCGAAACTTGTCGAAGATGCAAAAAATGTTATTTTTTGTAAAAAATATATTGCATATGAATTACTGTTTTGATAGAATACATTTATCGTTTGTATAAATGCTCACCAAAGACAACTTGGTGTATGAATTAGCAGTTATGACTGCTAATATACAGTGGTTATCTTTCCATAACTGCTAATATAATACATCAGTTATGCATTAAAACTGATACAACAGGAGGTGAGCACGAATGGAGCATTTTTATACATTGTTAGGGTTCGGATTTGTTTTAATTTGTCTATCACTAGTAGTTACTATATGTGGAGTATTCTCTTACTTCATATACATAAAAAAAGACAATAAAAAACTTGAAGTTGCCTCAGCAAAGATAACTCCAAGTTCAAACGACGATGAGTAAACACTTACTCGAAGGGTAAAGGTCGTAGCCTTTACTCTTTTTTTATCTAAAAGAATACGCAGACACAATACATTTTAACGTCTCTTTTTTGTATATCTATCTTACAAATAATTTTATCTTTAGTCAAGATGTTTTTATTTAAAAATATTCAAAATGGACATTTTTAATATTTTTGTAACATCTCTGTAATATTATTGTAACATTTTGATTTTATTTTGTCAATATGAATCGTGTTTCTAACTTCCCAAAAAACTGCTATTTTCCGCCATTTTTTCGACGCACGAGAATCGATTTTAAGGCGTTTTTATTTTTTAGACATATACTTTTATAGCTTGATTTTAGTGCATTTTAGGTATTTTTGAAAAAAATATTGACTTCACGGTACACCGTGTACTATAATATAGTAAAATATTATTTTTTAGGAGGTAATCATGAGAGATTATAAAAAAGAATCAAAATGGGAAAGTGAAAAATATAAAAGATTAGTTGCTAAAGTAGATAAAGACTTAGCAGAAGAATTTTTACAAAAACTTGATAAACCCTATGCGGCATGGGTTAAAGAAGAAATTGAAAAGTTTTTGAAAAAAAATTAAAAAAAGTATTGACATACGGTATACCGTGTGTTATTATAATTACAGAAAGAGATAAGACTAGACCAAAACGGCTAGCACTCTAAAAAAGGAGAAAGTTATGAAGAAATTAGTTTATGTATATGAAAACGGAGAAGAAATAATACATACAAAATATATTTCAAATAAAACAATGAAAAAAGAAGCAGGAGACTCTAAAAAAGTAGAAATATATGAATGTAACGAATTAGATCTAGAAAAAAGATTAGACGGTCTTTCAGCAGGAAAATATATAACAACAATTGCTATTCAATAAAGAGGATCTAATATGAGAGGTTATAATATAGATAGCTATATCGGAAAGAAATTTAATAAACTTACTCTTATAAAGAATTTAAACAAAATAGATAAGCACAATTCTAAATTAGCATTGTTTGAATGCGACTGCGGAAACGTTAAAGAACTAGCATTTACACAAGTTTTAAAAGGAAAAATAAAAAGTTGTGGTTGCATGCAAGGCAATTTATCAAACATAGAAAAAGAAAAACAACGTTCTAGCTTACTAAGTTTTTATTCTAATAAGACACAAAAAAACAACTCAACAGGTCACACACGGAATAACTAAAGTTAATGATAGATATAGAGTTAGAATACAGTTTAATCGAAAATCAATCAGTCTCGGTTATTTCGACACTCTTGAAGAAGCCGTGAAGGCTCGTAAGGAAGCTGAATGTAAATATTTTAAGAGCTAGAAATAAATCTAGCTCTATCTTCTATTTAAACAACTTTTCAAAAGTATTTTTTCCAACTTTTCCATCTGTAGCTAAACCGTTTCTACTTTGAAAATCTCTAACTTTGCTATCTGTGTCACTTCCGAAAAATTCCGTCTACTTCTAAATCATAACCGCGACAAACTAGCATAGCTTGAATTAGATATGTAATATTTCCACTATCATTTTTTTCTACTACTACACAAGCTGATTTTGTTAAATTTCCAAAAATGCCATCTGTTGCTAAATTTCTATTAAATTGTTTATTTAATTCTGTTTGTAATGCTGTTACTAGTGCTGTATGAGTTTCTGCACCATATATATTATCTACTGCTATATTAAAGCCATATCTACTATTTAATGTTGATTGTATATCTGCTATTTTGCCTTTTGCATTTTCTGTTACTACAGATATAGCTTGTCCATTTGCAATTTCGTTAAATCTAAAATTACGACCTGGACAAGATGTTGAATTTACATCTCTATGTCCTTGAACTTTATTAATATGATATTTGTTCTTTAAATATGCTACAAGTTCTTTGCCACTCTGTACTTGAACGTCTGGCATTTCTTCTACTTCAAAATTACCTTCAAAGCAAATTCCTATAGAATTATAATTATTCATATAAGCATGAGCTCCAATTTTTTCTTCTGATCTCATTCTATAAACTTTACCATCTTTTCGAACTAAAAAGTGGTATCCTGCACCTTCCCAGCCATTATTCAAGTGCCATCTATGTATATCTTCTGCACTTGCTACTGAACTTGCAGAATGGTGTAATATTATTCTATCTGTTGTCTGTCTATTAGACATTGCTTTAAAGTTTAAGTTAGTATTAATTATTTCCATAACCTATCACTCCTTCTTTTTATCTCTTAACTGTATTAAAACGTCTTTTAATTTCTCTGGAAATGGTACTCCCATTTGAGAAACATTCTCTAATAAGGAAATACCTTCATTTGCTATAAAGAACATCATGACTATTTCACGTATTGCAGGTATTCCTATATTATTCTGTAGTAATACTGTAACTCCTACTACAATAAGAATTACTACTTTCTTTATTATTCCTTTAAAACCTTTATATGAACTTAGCTCTTTATTGTATATCGCTTTTAACAGTCCTGTTATCCAATCTAATACAATAAAAGATACTAGTGTTATTGCTAGTCCATCCCATCCTCCTAAAAAGCTTACAATTAATCCTCCAATTAATCCAATCGCAATACTTACATCATTAAATAATTTTTCCATTTTCATTTCCTCACTTTCCACAGCCACTGCTGTTGCTATTCTTTCTTCTTTTTCACCTCTACTTCTTTGTATACTTTAGAGTTATATATGCTTTTTGAAAACCGCTGTAACTGCTACCGACTTGAATCATGAACTTAGTATTGTTGACATCACCAAGTCCAAGTCCGATATGGTCCGATATTGTCTGTCACAACGCGTTGAATCGGTTGCCAGCCTTGCACAGACCAGTACCCTGTACCGTAAATGTCAATCAATTCACCAAAATTACTGATTCCGTGCTGTTGTTGAGAAATACCTGTATTTAGACTTGTTATCTTTATTGTTTTTTGATAAATTTGTTTGTTGTCTAAGTACTCGTTTGTTGCTATTTCAGTTCCTGTCGTTATATTGTTACGAGTTTTAATATAGTTCCAACCAGTAAATTCCCCATTGACATAATATGCGATTGCAATTCTTCCATTTGCACTTTCGTTATTTCCAAATAACATTACAATATGTCCATTAGGCGAACTGCTTGCGGTCGGAAGAAATAGTACAGATCCATATTGAAAGAAACCGCTCGGAATGTTTGACGTATTAACAGTATAAGTTCCAAAACCTTTTGTAATTGTTGTATCTAAAACATTTGCCACATGTCCTAAATTTGGCAATGCATCTGTATATCCATTCCATTTTCCTGTAAAGTTATTTGCAGCAACATTACCATTTGAATCTATAGAAACTTTGTAATTCAAAAAATTTATTCCTGTTGTGTTTCGATATCCTAAAAATAGCTCTTTTCCTGTCGCGTCAAGCGTAACATTTTGATTAGCGAAATCGCATACGATTGGTATTCCACTTTCATTTTGTATTCCTTTTTCGCGACCATTCGTAATTTTAATTACTGCATTGCTCATTGTTAAATTACCTGACATCGTGTCTCCAGTTTTTGAGAGTTTTCCACCCATTGCAGTTTCGATGTCTTCTGCCATATTTTTCATGTCGGCAGGTACATCTGCCATATCGCCCGCTTCCGGATAACGAATATTATATTTACTTGTTTGTCCCATTTTTAAACCTCCTCAAAGCCATTTAATATTTGTTTATAGTTTTTATTTATTAATTCGCTATATGTGTTGCTTACGTAATCTGAATATTTTTTGAACTTGATACTATTTATCGCTTTGCACCATCTATTGATATCATCATAGCTAATAATTGATAGGTAGTACCATGTTTTTTCATTGTAATTTAAAAAAAGTTGAGAACATATTTGTTTTAACATGTTCTCAATTTCATTTAAGTCATCTGAATACAAAAAATCTCCTCTTTTTTTTATTTCGAGTATGTCAGATTCTATTAGTATATTGTTATAGAAATATGATGCTGTATCTATTGCTGTTATGATTCCAAAATCAGACGGAAGAGTACATTGCGTTAAATTGATGCCAGGTGATTTATCTTCTATATAGTCCGAATATGAATAACTAAACAAACATGTATCATCGCTCATTTCTAATGATTTATAAACTTGCCCCAAATTAAACACACTTTCATGTATATTATAATTATTTGAAACAATTATATTATTTAAGTATTCTTCTGTTCCTAAGCTGTTGTATGCTGTTTTACCATCAAAATTCATGTGTAATGTTTTTCCTGATAGGTCATCGCCTACTTTTATCTTTCTAAAATATTGCTTTTGATATTTCTCTGCCACTTCTATTTTTGCTTTTTTACATAGATTTATTATATTTGTTATGATTATGTTATAATCGTTATAATTAAACTTATCAGTATTAGTCCAGTTTTCTTTTAACATATGTTATTCTCCTTCCAGTATCAAATAATAATCTAGTGCGCCATCGTATTCATACTCAATGCCTGTTACAAGTGCTTTTCTGGTAATCATTTCATCATTTACATATACTCCAGTTTCAAGTTCTACTGTATCACCTAATTCATATGTGAATGTATCATTGATTTTTATTTTATATTTGAACCTTTTATTCAAATTATTAGCTAACCACATTGCTACTTTTTTTGCTGTCTCTTCATCTTGTATACTTCGAATATCGATAGTTTTTTCTTCTTTACATGTATCGTAATTTGTTATTTTATAATCACAACTAGAGAATCTCAATGTTTTGCAATTTAGTGTAAGTTCAAATATTTTATCTTTTAAAGTACTACATATGAAATATATGACATTTAAACTTACAACTAATTCAAAATCTTGATTATCTGTTGAAGTTATATTGCTCTTGTACACCGAACCGTCTTTGTTATATACGTTTAAAATAAAGCTTAGTTCATCAGAAGTACTACCACTCATTGTGCTTACTGGGAACGTGAGTTCGACATCCGCATATGTATTTAAAACCGCATAGCCATATTGATTTAACGTAAATTTTCCTTTAAAAACTTCCTGTTTTTCACTGTCCTCTGAATAGTTGTACTTTTTTATCAAAGTATTGAATTTCTCTTGTTTTTCTATGTCCGGTTCTTCTTCCATATTTTCCAAGTTAATCTTCGCAACAACTTGAGACTCTTTTATTCTTTTAAATAATATATTATTATCAAATGTTTCTATTAAGTTACTCCTGCAGTTTGTTGCTAGCTTATTGAAATATTCATGTATTTTTACGTTTTTTTCAAAACATCTGAGCATTTCTTGTTTTTCTTGTATTAATTCGTTATCGATTTTTATTTTTTCTTTCAGTGTTGAAAAATCTTTATCGATTGCATCTTTTATTACTGTCAAATCTTTAGTGACAAGATATACCTCGTCATATAACTTCACCCATTCTATGTTTTGATATTTTGACAAAATCCCCATTCCCGTTATTGTTATTCCTATTTCATTATCTTTCTTTTCTACTTTTTTAAAATAACATTCGTCTACTTTAACATAATAAATAAAATTGTCTATTACTATTCCTAAAAAGATTCGTATTATTGCATCTTCATCCAATAAATCCCACTCAGTATTTGTTTTAAAAATATTGTATGTATCGTTTATATCAGTTAATTTTATTTCTATTTCTTTAGATTCAATATCTTCATTTATTAAATCTACACCTTTTTTAGCTGTTATTGACATTATCTCGTCGTCATCATATTGATACAATGTTCCAAGACAACAACTCAAGACTTTTGCCCTTGCAAAATGTTTTGACCATTTATAAAATTTTATTGTTATTTTAGACCCCGTCGCAATGTTGTTTAATACAACCTCTTTTTTCGTGTTCTCTGTAAAATTATAAGTTGTAGATTCTCCATCTTTAGTGACGATAACATCAAAGTTTATTGCATACTCGTTTCTTACGTTTGAAAATATTATGTGTAAATCGCTTATTTCTTTCTTGTCATGTTGAACATAGTTTGTAAATTCTACATTTTCGAAATTAGCATTTTCATCTGAAAGAATAGTATTTGGAAACTCACTGTACCAGCCTTCATAGTTTATTAAAACCTCTGTTTTCTTTAGTACATTACTTGTTCCATCTAATTCTATTCCATCACCTTCAAACATCGCATATTTTCCTGTTTCAAAAAAATCGTATCTGCCTGATACATTTGTTATTTGTACTTTCGCACTTGTTGTTATAGTGCGTGCTCTTGCTGCATCAATCAAAATTTGAGATGTATCTATCATTAAATAGCACCTCCCGTATATTTATCAGCTTTTGTTTGTATAAAATTGCATGAAACATTTAACCACCCCGTCACGATTTTAGTGTCAGGATCTATTGCTTTTGCAGAAGGTTTTAAGTCTCCAACATACATTTGCTTACTTATTCTTTGATTTTTTGTAGATGGAAATGTGCAAAGAAACTCTTTCTTGAATTTCAGGTCCGTTAAATAATTCATCTGTTCTACGCTCAAAATATCCCATTTCATTTCAATTTTCCATCTCGAGCTTATAATTTTTCTCACTAAGTCGCCCAATGCGTTTTCTCCACTCTTTTCCCTCAAGGTTGGGTATGGTACAAATTCAGATGGAGTAGGCAATGACACTCCATCTGCTACAATAACATTATTTTCTTTTATCACTTTACCTGCCTCCTATCCTCTTTGCAATAATGCTTTATATCCACGTCTTTTAGCCTCCGTGTCTAAATCTTCTATTAATTCTCTTGCTAATACTTTGCTGTTTAATTTTATAGTGTTTTCAAAATTGATTGTTCCATTTGTTCCTCCATTAACATCCAATAGAGCTTTTTTCATTGTGTCATATATAATACTTTGCGGTGCTGTTATTTCCGGATTACTTCTTGCTCCAGAATATTCTCCAAAAACTGCTAACGTTTCATCATATGCAACATTACCTTTAGCTAGTCTTGGCAAATATAGCCTTGGTACTGTTCCTACATTTACTCCTGGCATTTTATTAATTACTCCTATTGCTCCATTAATTATTCCTATTGCTCTATTCATTGTATTTTGTATTAATGAAATTACACCATTTATTCCAGATTTTACAGAAGATCCGATAGCATTTCCTATATTTATTCCTAAATTTGAAAAAGTGTATCTCACATTTTTCCATACATTATTAAAAAAACTTCCTATATTACTAAAAGTATTAGTAATTCCATTGTAAGCTTCTTTAAATTGATTTTTTATGCTGTTTTTTACTTCCACAGTTTTTTCGATAATTGACGTTTTAATTTTTTCCCATATTCCTATTGTTTTGTTTTTAGTGTCATTAAATAAATTTATCGCATTTATTTTTAATTCGTTTAATTTGCTTGTTGTATCTTTTTTTGTTTCTGTAATTCTTTGTACTACTATATCTTTTATTTCTGTGAATTTACTTATAGTTTCTAATTTTATTTCTTCCCACTTTTCTTTTACATTACCAGTCAAAGCCACTATTCCGGTTCAAAAGTCCTTGCATTATATATTTTCCGCAATTCAAACATAACTGTAGAAGGTGAGTGTATTCCCATACCATTTTTAAAGCCGTCTATAATCGGTTTAATCACATTATCATATACCCAACTTGCTATATTTCCTAATCCTTCTATTATTCCATTCCATAATCCAAGAGCTACATTTCCACCCGCTTCTGATATTTTATCTGAAAAATATTTTCCTATGGTTGAACACGATGTTGATATTACGTTCCACAGCATCCTAAATGGTACGCCCCAATTAACACCAATCAAATAAAATATAGTATAAGCTATATCTCCCCAATTTATAGTTGCTATTGCACTTATTAAGAAATCAAATACTGCATCAACTATTGACGCAAAGTCGAGTGTGGTTATAAAGTTTTTCAAAAATGTTATTGCTGTATTTATTCCTTCACCTAATGTTGAACCTACCAAATTCCAGTTTGTATTTTTTATACCTCCATTTATAAATTCGGCAATTCCTTTTCCTATATTTCCAGCTTTTTTCTTTATACTCTCCCAAGGAATTTTTTCTAAAGATTCATTTATCTTCTTGCCTATTTCTGCTCCTGCTTCATACCATTTACCTTCTTTTAGTTTTTTTAAGAAATCATTTAATTTAGTATCTACTTGCCCTAAATCAATATTTGGCATTACATCACCAGTTCCACCACTTCCGCCTGAATTGCTTTCCTGAATATTGTGTACTTCATCAATGTCGCCTGGGTGTAGAGCATCAGAAGCCTTTTTAGCACTTTTTGCCATACTTGCATATGAACTTGCACTTGCTTTAGCAAATATGTTTACTCCTGTAAGAACATATGCAACACTCTGTATTGCTCGCATTAATTGATATACTAAATTAGTAACAAATTGTATTACTGGAGCCAGTGCACTTCCCATAGCATATTTCATATACTCAATATTTGCTGAAAGTTGTTTTGCTCCTGCATTTTGACTTGACAACCAAGTATTAGCACAACTACTTAATGTGCTATAGATACCTTGTAATGAGAAAAGTGCACCAGCATATTTTAAAACATGTCCTAACCCATTTTTAAATCCTGAACCCCATTGCTTTATTTGATTTTTAATTTTTATAGTCATTCCTGATATGTCGTTCATAAATGGCATTGCCTTTTTTAAACCTGAAAAAGAATTACTCGTATTTCCTTTTTCAAGCTTTTTCTTTTTATTGTTTAGTCTTTCTAGCTGTGCCTCTGCTTCTATTATTTCTTTAGTGTTTAAATGTATCTTACCGTTTTTTACATTTTCTAGTTTTTCTTCTATTTCGCTTATTTTATATTTCACTAATTCAAGTTCTTTGCTGTTAGCTTCTACACCTTTTAATGATTGTTTAAATTGTTGTACTGCGGGCTTTATTTGCTGTATTTTTTGTCTTAACATATCCCACAAACTAACTGAATTTACATCTGGTTCTATGTTGTCTGTATTATTAATACTTCCTTTGCTCTCAGTTGTTGTCAACTTTGGTTGTTCGGCTTTTGATGTTTGTATTTCTGGCATTTTTACTTCTTCTGATGCGTTTTTTAATCTTCTTAAATTGCCTGTCAATTTCATTACTTCATTTGAATAGCCTGTTATATTTTTTATTTCAAATGGTTTTCCATTGATAGTCATTCCACTAATGTCGTTTGGATCAAAGCTATTCAATATTTCTTTATTAGTACTATCTTTTGACTTTGATATATTATTTTTTATATTTCCGTGCTGTTTGTTGTTTGTGTAATGCATCTAATTCTTTTTGCACTTGTCTTATTTGTTTAATTGCTTCTGTATTTGTCACTTTTATTTTTATTTGATTGTTTTCAGAACTCTTTTTTAAATTTTGCAATTGTTTTTTTACTAATATTGTTGATTGATTTATTGCTTTCTGAAGTTCTTTCATATTTATTTTAGAAAAAGCTTCTTGTACTTGTTTCACTTTTTCTTTAATTGCCGGTACTATTTTATTTAATTCCTTTAATGCTTCTTCAATTTTTGCAGTTACAATTATCTCAATTTCTTCTGCTGTCATTATACTTCCTCCTTTCTATGAAAACAAGACATTTATACAACTACCATTATATAATTTTTCTCTTTATTTCAAAAAGAAAAAGCCTTGATCCCTCAAGACTTTTTTTGGTTTATTAATATACAGATGCTTCAATTATTTTAAATGTTGCTGATTTTAAACTTTTAACTTTGTCAGATTGTACAAATTTAAATATTTCAAACTTTTGTGTTTGTCCTGCACCTAAATCATTTGCATAGACATAATCTTCTTCTATTCTTGCCCCATTGCTGTCTACAGCTTCTATATGTAAACTAAATGATTTTTTTTCATCTAATTTGTTTTTTACTGTTACAACAAGTTTTGTATCTTGTAATCCATATTTATCTTTTGTAACTTCAAAAGTTCCTAGCTGTACATCTACATCATTTTCTAATACTTCTTCAGTGCTGCTTCCTGTTGCTTTGTCTAAATTTTTACTTACCGCATCTAATGAATCTGAAAATGCTTTTTGTGAATTTATTACAATAATTATTGCTAAAATAGAAATTATGATTCCAGCTATCGCTTGTCCTTTACTTGCATTCTTTATTAAAGATATAATTCCAAATATTATACCAAGTAATGCTAATATGAAAGATGCATTGTTTACAATGGGAATAAATGATGTACAAATACCTATTATTCCAACTACTAACCCCGCTGTAGCAAACCCACTTTTCTTTTTTTCTTCACAATGTGCCATAATTGATTCCCCCTTCATTCAATATATTAAGAATTATATCGAACGAAGTCGAATAAGACAAGAAAAATCGTGTTACAAAATTCGACACTTTTTTTCGTTGTCAGCAATTTTTTTATCCTTTAAACAACTTTCTTTGCTCTTCTAATGTTTGCTCTTGCTTATCTTCAAACAACTCTTTGTAATTATCTTTAATCATTATTATTTTTGCATTCTGATTCATACAATCGCCTGCGATTAATTTATTAGTCACCGCTTCTTGTAAATCTATTTCTCTTCTCAAATCGTCAAAAATTTTAACTAAGTGAGTTTGACAGTAAATATTTATTTCTGAATATCTGCTATTCCAAAATTCGGACGGCTTCATATCGAAATAATACGCAAGTGGTTCTATCGCATATATTAAGTCTATTAAATTGTTAGTGTCTTTTATATTTTGTATTATATTGCTTAATCCTTTTGACTCTAGAACTCTTGTTCTATTATCTTGCCTACCACGTTTTCTGCAGATTTCTCTACAATCTTGTCTAAGTTTAGCGTAGATAAAGGATTTGTTGCTATTTCTTTCAACTCTTTCTTTGTCATTTTCTTTTTGAAAAAACCCTCATCATTCAATGCCTCCGCAATCTTTTCATATAAATTTTTAATTGTCATCCCTTCTTTTCTACATTCATCTATAAAATCGTAAACTTCATCACTATTTGTAAATGCATTTTCTCCACTTTCTGATTCTGATATTTTAAATATTATCTTTGATAAAGCTTCCATGTCTAGTATAGAATATGCTTTAATAAAAGCTTCTTCAAAATTTTTATTTTTAAGTAGATTAGCTATATCTACTATTTTTCTTGTTTTTAGTACTAAATTAATATTTCTATTTTTTGTTTCTATAATCATTTTATTTTCTCTCCTTTGCAAAAGAGAGAAGACTTTTCAGTCTTCTCTTATTAAAATTTTGTTGAATCTCCCTCTACAGGATATCCATCTGTTTCTACTACTTTTGATTCTTTATATACTCTCATAGTATCCTTTATAAAGTCCCCATCGTTCATCTCTTGTCCTGCAATATCTACAGTACATTTCACAGTCTGAACTAATGGTTTATTGGCAACTGATGCTGTTGTCTCTGGATATTCTAAGAATAAGAATATTGTTGTATCTGCATCAGCTATAGCTTGAATAGCTTTATGTGTTTCTTGTATAAACATCATTTCTATATCAACAGTTTCTGCTTTTCTTTTTCCTTTAGCCATTCTTTCTTCTTCTAAATCTAATGCACTATATGTTTGTCCCTCTTTTAAAGTTTTTAATTGTCCTACCTTTTGAACATAACCTATATCTGTTCTGTCTCCTGTTAATGTTGTTGAATAAGATACCTTTGATTTCATTGCAACCTGTGGTGTTGTTGTTTTTGGTGTTACTTCATCTCCCATTTTTAATTCCTCCTATCTTAAATTAAAAGAGCTCGTTATAGAATTATAACGAACTTCAAATGTTGTTGTTATACCGTATTTTTGCAATATACTATCATATACTGCAGGACTGGTATTTGTCCTTGTAAAATTAAGTTCTTGAAGCTTTTTATCAACTTCATCTGTCATTTGCATTGCCTGGCGTTGCTTTTCATTCCAACAAGTTATCGAAATTTGAAATGTAGATTTAATCGGAAATGCATTTTCGGTTAAATTTACTGACTTTAAAGGTGTATGTAATTCTAGTATAGGAAATTTACTTTCTGTATTTGGATTGCTTAAAATTGGCTTGTTTTTATACAATTTTTCTAGTTTTTCATATACTAAATCACTAAACTCTTTTATACTTAAATCTTTCATTACTTACATACCTCCTTCAGCATTTCATCTAGTTTCTTCTTGACAATTTCTGTATTTTCATTTCTGGTTTTAAATTCAGCATCGCCTAAAAAGTGATTTGCCCTTGAACCAATTGCTACATAGAATTGAGTATTTCCTATTGTTGTGATTGGAAAATTCAAAGATCTACCTACTTTATGTACGGGTATATACCACTCAGTGTAACCTGTTTCCAAAAAGTGTTTTGTCTTACCAATATGTTCTTTTTCAGCATATTGACCTGTTCCGAAATATTCAAACCATAAATATGATTGTCCATTTTCAGTCATAAATTTGGAAGGATCACAATAGACCCTTCCTTTTACTTCTTTAGTTGACATATCAACCATTTCTACTAATATTCCATTTTCATTATGACCTTTTTCTAATCTTATTGCACAACCTCTAATGTTTTTTAGAATATCTTCTGTTGCTATCTTTACTGTTTGTGGTAGTTTTTGAATTATAGCATTAATATTCTTGAAATTATTTTTTACTTTTATATTACAGCTTATCATTTTTGCATTTTCTCCATTCTATATACATGCGTATTTCCTATTTTATTTTTATCTAATACTCGATATCCAGGAATAAACTCCTCTAATTTTGAGACATCTTCAAATGATACTCCGTCACCTTTTTGTATATCATAATCTCTTGTACTTCTACCTTTATAAATACTATAATCTACTTCTCCTGTGGACTTTTTGTCTAATTCATTTACATCTTGTTGCATGTTTAGCCAAGCTATGCTTTTATATTTCCATTTTTTTTCTGTTTCCCCGTGGTCTTCTATTTCTTCATATTTTGATATATATACTTTTGTCAAATCTCGTAATAACATTATTTAATCCTCCTTAATCCAGATTTTATAATGTCGTTTCTTAGTTTTTCTATAATATCTTCAAATGATGTTGAAATAGAACCTTCGTTGCGACTTGTTAACCCTTCTGCTCCTCTTGACAAATAAATTGCCTTCGTAGCTTTTTTTATGTACGGAAATAGTTTTATATCTTCTTTTTGTCTGTTGGAAATATTAGAGGCAATAGAGCTTACTTCTTCTAATATATCCGTTAAAACCTCTTCATCTTCTTTATAATTAGCTCCTAAATCGGCTACTATTTTGTCTATACTATTATCCATCTTCTATTGCCTCCTATTTTTAGGCCATTGAAGCAATTGTTGCTATTCCTGCTTTTTTAGCCTTATTTGCTGAATCAACTTCGACAACTACTATTTTTTGTCCAGTTGTCGCTGTTATTTCGTCAGTGCCATTCCATGCTGTATATCCAGATGTACAAACAGCGTCATATTCTGGCATTGTTGGATTTGCTGCTGCTTTATACTTATAACTATTTCCAGAAGCTAATGTAGGTGTAACAGTTACCTTTGTCTTTCCTGTTGAAGTTCCTGCTACTGATGTTACAGTTAAATCTGCAAGTTTAGCATCTGTTACATAGAAAATAGTATCTTCCATTAAAGCTTTTGTTCCTTTATATAAGAAATCTTCTAATGCTACAGCATCATCAAATGGTACTTTCTCTGCTCCATATTCTGATACATAGAATGGTTGAGCAATAGCTCCGTCCATCATTACAACAGCTTTTACACCGTCTGGTAATCTTGTTGATTCATAAACTCTAACAGAATCATACATACCAATTGCTTGTTCTTTTGGATCTGTTCCATTTGGTAAATCATCAAGAATTTTCTTCATTCCCTTTCTATATTCGCTATCTACTACAATAACCAACAAATCTGATTCTATTCCATCGATGAAATCATTCTTCAAAGTTCTTGCTTTTTGTAGTAAAGTGTCAATAGTGTCTTGAATGTTGTTTTGAGCAGATACTTCTGTTCCTTCTAATACTTTTGCAAAAAATTCTCTATCTAAGTATCTTATGATAGCTGATTGATGATTTACTTTTCTTTTTTCAGCCATACCATCGATACCATAAAGTTTTACGTCTTTGCCTTGTAATTCCTCTACAATTTCTTTATCTGTATCAATAACAACCTTCACTGGTTTAGCTTTTACTTTATCTCCTTTTCCAGCAGCTCTTGCAGTACCTTTATCTTTTAATTCTGCATTTACAAATCTTTTATATTCAATTACTCCACCTTCTGGATTTCCAGAACCATTTTTGGCTTTTATTTGTTCTGACACTGCTCTTGCAGCAACATTCTCTAGTACTCCACTTAATACTTGTTTTAAATTATCCTTTGTTTTACCATCTTGTAGCATTATATTTAATGCTTCTTGTGTAATTTCTCCCATTTTTAATTCCTCCTATTTTTTAATAACTTGCTCTAGCTATTGATTTGTTTCTTTCATTATCAATGCCTAATTTTTGGGTTGGAGTATCTTCTTTTAGTCTTTCATTCACAGCTTTTTCTACAGCTTTATTAAATGCATTTGAAACTTCTTCAATTTTAGAATTAATTTCTTCTGCCTTCACTGTTTCAAAATTAAAGAAAGTTAATAAAGATATATCCAATCCTTTTTCACTTGCGATTTTTGTTGCTTGTTCTTTTAGTCTATAGGCATTTAATTCTGCAAGTGCTTTTTCCTTATCTGCCTTTTCCTTTTGCGCTTGATATTCAAGTTTCTGTTCTTTGTTCATCTTTGCTAACTTTTCAGCTTCACTTTTTTCACTATTCATTAGCTCTTCCCAATTTGTTTTTGCTGTATTTATAGCCTTTTGAACTCTTTTATCAAATTCTGCTTGATTTTTTCCATCTTTTAAGAAATCATCAAACGTTACAGGATTATTGTTTGTTCCTGCATTTGGATTATTTGCTCCCGCTGGTTCATTATCTGCCCCAGTATTAGCATTGTTTGGATTATTGTCTTGTCCTTCCATTTTTCACTCCTTTTGCCCCAGCCATTGCCTAAAGCCCCAGCCATTGCGAATTTGTATTCTGTTGTTCTTTATAGCCTGCAATCAGTAAAAAGGCATAAAATAAGAGCTACGTCTAGCTCTTGAATTTATAATTATAAATGTTGATAACTTATTTATTATTTTTATCATTTCCGAATTGTCCTATAATTGCTAATACAATTATAGTTCCACATATTAAAGCTGTAATTTGTACTGCCATATTTTCCGCCTTCTTTCCATAATAAAAAAACACCTACTGTTTTAGTAAGTGCTTAAAATATTGTTTTCTTTAATTTATTGTTTTTCATGCTTTCTTGTTCTTCTTTTATTAACTCTTCATATTCTTTTCGTATATCATCAGGTGTGTTTTCTTTTAATTTTGTCATATTTCCATTTTCATTTTCTTCATTGGATAACCAATCTAACCATCTAGGATTCAGTATCATCTATATCATTCCTTTCATTATCTTAATTATTTCTTTACTAAGTATACTCGCATTATTCTTATTTTTATAATAGTCTGCAAATGCTTCACCTATTGTCTCACTGTATTTTGTCATTGCATACTTAGAAATATTACTTCTTAATAAGTTTTGTGACATTTTATCACTAATTCCTAAATTGTTAAATGCTTTTGCTACAATTTCTTTTGTTGTTATATCATCATTCCAGTCCTTAATTATTAAATTTTTATCAGTATATCTGTTTTTAATTATTTCATATGTAACACAATGTCCTAATTCGTGATTTCCTATATCTTCATATGTTGTATTTTTAGGATGAAAGCCATTTTTTACATCATTTTGGTACTGTTTTTTTACTGTGTTTATATCTCCATAAAATTTCTTGTTAATCTCCATAACATATCTGTTATCTTTTATATCTGGAGTAATATTCAAGCCTCCTTTTGGGTGTTCTATTACTTTAATTTCTTTTAATCTATTTTTTACTTGAGGAAAATCTCTATACACTTTATTCATATTATTCAATGTATCTAGCAATGCTTTTCTATCTATTCCTTTTAATTTTGCTTTTTGAACATTGTATTTGTTCTTTACTGTCTTTTCTATAGCACTATCAAAAATACTATATTTCTTTTCCAATTCATAATATGGCAAATATATTATTGTTGAACGGCAATAATGAAAATGATGTTGAATAGGTGGCAAATTTACACCTAATACTAAACCATTACATTTAATTCTTTGTAGTTTTAATTCTTTCTGATTTTCTCCATAATATCTATCAAATACATTTTCTTTGTTAATATAAAACTCTTGATTATTTAAACTATCACACATTAATGTTGTTTTATCATCTTCTACTGCAATAAATCTAACTTTGGAATTATCTTCCATTACTTCTTTTATTCCTTCCACTTTTGCTAGATTATTTAATCCTATCATCTGTAAATCTGCTGCGCCCGATATTGTGTCATTATTTATATTAAGTTTTTGATTATTTTGTCTATTTATTATTGGTTGAAACTCACTAGAATCGATTTCTAGGTCTTTTTGTTGTTGTATATTTAAAATTACTTGTTTGTATATTTGTTGTGTATTATATTGTATTGTCGCTTCAATGTATTGTTTCCAATTAAATCCACTATAATTTGGTTGATCTAATAATGCAAGAAATAAAGCCATCGGAATTATTGATGGCTTTTTCTTTTTATTTACTTCTTGTTGGCCTTGCTTATAGTAATAATTTGCATCTTCATACATTATTTGTTTTTCTTGTTCTTCAAGTTTGTTTTGTTCTTCTATATATGCACTATAAATTAGTAATTCTAATATTTCACTATTCTTTACTCTTGTTTTTTTATAAATATTGTTTGCTAATACAGTAAAATAGCTATTATTCTTTAATAAGCCTTGTTCTTTCCACTGTTCTATATATGTATTTATTCTTTTTTTAGTCTTATTATCAGCAATATTATAAATATTTTCTGATGTAAAGTTAAACGTATCAAATATTTCTTGAAGTTTATTTTGAGTTTGTCTGCTTATCCTTTGATAGATTATTTTCATTTTTTGCATCTGTTGGTCGTGATACTTCCATATTTCCATTTATATCACCTACTTTTCCATTAATGTCATTGGGTTGATTAGGTTCTTCTATTTTCGCCATGTTTTCTAAATTTTTTTGAATATTCTCTTGGTTTTGCTTGTCCATTTCAGCAAGTTCTGATTCTGCATCAAGTCCAAATGGTAAATGACTTATAATTGATTTGTCACTTACTAATCCTCTTAACTTTAACCAAGCATTTGTAAGACTTTCTGTATCTGTAGGTAAATTACGTATTAATATAACATCTATATCTCTAAAATCATATTCTTTACCTTTCTTTAGATTTATTCTTGCTGTTATCATCTCCCACATTCTTAAGTATTCTTTTCTAAATAAATGATGTGCTTGTTGTAACACTTGTTCTAAAGGGAAAAACTTTTTTTCTAAGGCTGCTGCATTGTCTGCATTTGTAAAACCTTGATCAGTTACATTTGGCACTCCAGAAATCATAAGTGCCATATCTAAGCATGTTTTTTTATGATTTTCTGATGCAGTATCATTTATATCCTTTATTATCCAATCTATGTCTCCATCCTTATCTGGAGTATAAAATACTTTTGCATTTAAAACAGCCTCATCTTCTTGTACTCTTGCAGGATTTTTTGTCATTATTATATTTCCATTCTTATCTTTTTGTTCTTCACCTTTGTCATTTACTAATGGTATTAAAGGGTCGTTTGTTGGAGAAAATCCTGTTACTTTTAATTTTGCATTATCGTTATAATCAAAAATATTAGCATTATTTTCTATTACTTTTTCATTTTTATTTATTAAAGTTATAACATTTTCAAAAAATGACATTCCATAAGGGTTTTCTACAGCAAAGCAAGGCAAATCAGTCCATCTTACGGGTTTATTGCTACCATCTACTTCTTCAAACTTATATTCAGCATTTTCAGTAATAACCTTCTTTTCTACTCCATCAACAAATTGCTTTTTATAGTCTTTTGTTATTATTTCTAAATGTGTCTCAATTCCACCTGTTGCTGTATTTTCGTACCAACATCTTAATAACCCTACTTTCGTACTTGGCACATCATAATTCCATATCGCAACGGCGTTCAAACTAGAAATATTGGCATATACTTCTTCATTGCTCTTGTTTTCATATACCAATCCATAGCATGCTCCTGTAGTAATATAATCAAGCACACAATCATAAAAAAAGCTACCATTGTCATTATATTTTGCAATATAATCAATAATAGCTTGATAGTCTTCTGGATCATTCTTTTCTCCAAAAATTCTTTTAAATATTCTATTTAAAATCCCTTTTTGAGTTTCATTTATGTTTTTAACTTTAAACTGAGGCTCTTTTCCTCCAAAATATCCACTTGCAATAATACTTATATAATATTCAAGTGCAACAACAACATCCTTTTGATCATATTTTCTTGTAAATCTATCTTGTAAATATTTTCTGTGCATAAATATTGGCAATGCCTTTCCCCATAACACACTTATATTTTGATTTATATTTGCTTCATTTAAAAACTCATCTTTATATTGTATTTTTTCTACAAAACTCATTATTTTTCTCCTTTACATTATACTGTTATAACCAAATTGTAATTTCTTTTGATTTATGTATTTCTCTACTGCATATCTCATTGCATCCATCAAATGATTAAAATCATCTATTGGTTTATTTATTTTGTTTCCAAACTTGTCTTCATCCCATGTATAATTACTTATTTCCGTTATAAAGTTTACACATCTAGGATGTATTATTATTTCAAAATCTTGTATAAATTGAATACCATTGTTTATACTATCTTTTCCTTTTAATGCTCCTGTAATATGTCTTAAACCCAATCCCCTTAATTCATCTATTGACTTTGGTTCTGCACTATCTGCTGTTATTTTTTCTTTTGAGTAGCCCATTTGATTTATTTGGTCATATATTGCTTTGTTGCTCATTCCTTTTTGATATATTTCATCATATACATAAATCTTTTTGTTTTTTAAATCTATTGCACCGCAAAATAGTGCTGTTGGATCGTTTGTATAACCAAAGTCTAAACCAAAAGCACTATCTAAGTTTCTTATTGTATTTAATTCAAATTTTTCTTCTTTCCAATTTTCATAAACTAATCCATCAACTATACCCCAATTGCCTAATCCTGCAACTTGGTATCTTCTAGGATTATTCTTTTTCATTCTTTCAAATACTTTTTTATCAGCTTCATCTAACCACTCATTACAAAGATAATTTGTTGTCATTGCTAATATATCGTCATCTTTAACATCAAAAAACCTTTTCTTAATCCAATGATGTTCATTCCAAGGATTTAATGTTATTGTTATTTGCTTGAATAAACCTTCTGGAACTTCTCCGTCTTATACTTTCGTCTATTACATCAAAATCAGATTCCTTTGTTATCTCGTATGCTTCTTCTATCCACAACCAACATAAAACACCAATATCTACTGATATTGATGTTACTTTTAACGGATCATCTAGCCCTCTAAAATATATTTTCTGTCCTGTAGGTTTGTATGTCATTTCTAATGGGCTTTCTTTTATTTCCCAGAAACTATCTACTTGTAATCTGTGTATTGCCCATTTTAATTCTGTAAAGCAACTATCTTTTAATGTTCTAAATGTTTTTCTAATTACAAGTGTGTTTGCTTCTTTATATTTCATCATATTACATATTATCCACAATGCTGTTGTTTTTGACTTTTTACTTGCTCTAGAGCCCTTACATACTCTATATCTACATTTACAATGCCAATATTCTGCATACCCTTTTCCAACTATACTTTGTAACGATAATTCCTTTACTTGTTGCTGTATATTTTTATTTATTATTTTATTCTGTAATATCATCAGTTATCACCACTGGTATATTTCCAGTTACATCTACTTTTTCTTTAAATGTTCCATACTTTTGTCCTAATAGTTTTGCGCAGTCAGTTCTGTCTTTTAGCGAAGCATCTAAGCCGAATTGATCTTTTTCTTCTCCACGCATTACTCTTGTAAGATATTGTAATACTTCTTCTTGTGAGGCTATCATGTTTTGTTGTAATTCTTCCATTCTAACTTCTATATAATTTTTTACCAAGTAATTTGCGAGTAATTTTCTTGCATTAGCTTCCGCAACTTTTCTATTAGTTGCTTTATAACCTGCATCAATATAACTTTGTGTTGCATTTCCTGTTTCTATATATAAATCTGCAAATTTTCGTTGTTTTATAGTTAGCTCTTTTACTTTTTCATCTTCCATCTGCCTCACTTCCTTTTCTATGTTCCTCTATTAGATATTTCATTACATCTATTTTGCTATAACATTCTTCTTTTTGCTTATATCTATCTTGTAATTCAAATTCATCTGTTTCTTCGTTGTATGTTTCTACTTGTTCTCTTTTTAGTATTTGATATTTAGTACAATACTTACAATTCTTTTCACTATAAAATTGGAAACTATTTATTTTATATATCTGTCCTTTTGTAGATAAGGCATATAATAATTTGTTTATGTTTTTATTTATGTTCATTTCTTACCTCAAAAAATTTATCTACTATTTCATGTATAATGTCATAAGAATTTGATACTATATCTGCAACATCTTCCTCTGTGTATTGTTTTTCACAATGTGTTATATAATTATCTATATAGCAATGTGTTAGTTCATGAATTAATGTTGATTTTTTTCTCGCTTCTGGTAAATCTTCATCAATATATATTTTCAAAGTGTCACAATATGTAATTCCATAATATCTCATATCTATTGATTTTAAATTTTCTTCTTCATTTGCTCTTCTAATATTTTGCATATTTTTTATTGATTCTTGGGATGCTTCTGTTATTGTCCATTCTCTGTTATTTATTTTAAATTTCATTTAATTAAACACCTCTCTTTTATTCTATAAGGGCAAAATACTTTACCTTCTCTTAGACTTGTAACCTCTAAAAAAGAACAGTTTTTACACTGTTCTGGTAATTCATTTTTTATTTGTTTTAGTTTGTCATTATCCTTATATTTCTGTTCTTCTTCTATCATATTTAGCGCTTCCTCACAACTGTCAAATTTACATGCTTTACACTTTTTGTTCTTGTTAGAGCATATCTTATTATCTATCAAACATTGAACCATATTTTATTCCTCATCTGTGCATGTTAATTTGCCGTCTAGCCTTCTTGTTATTTTACAGTCTATATTTTTTGTACATTTGCTACAGTTTTCTTTTTTGAATTGTTCTATTTCTTTATCCATGGCTCTTCCTCCATTTTATTTTATATTTCGACATATTTTGACATTATTTTTATTTTACATTTGCTATACTATTTTATATTAAATAGAAAGGTGGTGATTATATGAACAGTTATATTGTTTCTTATGATTTAATGGCTCCTCACAAAGATTATTCTAGTTTAATTTCTGCAATAAAAAGTTATGGTACATATGCTAAAGTTCTTGAATCTTGTTGGATTGTTAGATCTAATGATTCATCTAATACTATAAGAACATTTTTGACAACTTATATGGATTCCAATGACAAAATTTTTGTTGCAAAACTTACTGGTGAAGCTTCTTGGAGAAATGTTCTTTGTACGAATGATTGGTTAAAAAATAATCTTTAATTATTTTGAGTCGGTTTTTCACAAGCTGACTCTCTTGTTTTATATGTAATATCTATTTTTTCTATTTCTTCTGTTTCAAATAATTCTAATATTCTTTGCTCTGCTTTTAATTTATTAAGTATTTCACATTGTCCCATTTTTTCAGTTCCACTTATTACTTTTATTGTGTTTTCCATTTTCTTTTCCACTTCTTCTAAATTTGTTATTTTTATATTATTAAGTGATTGAATTAGTTCGTTTGTTCTTTCTAGTAAAATTACTAATTCTTTTACTTTTTCTATTTCCTCATCTGCATTTGTTTGCACTTTGATTTCAATATCTTTTATTTTCATATCTTTTCCTCTTTTCTTTTTTTATAAAACACTATACTGGTTATTAGAAAATTTTAATATCATTCCTAAAGAATAGGTCTATATCCAGTTTGTAAGGCACACTCATTAATTTTTTTTACAAGATCTTTAGCAATACTTGAGCTATCAAGTGTTGCATATATTTTTTTATTTGTTAATTCTATTAATTCTTCTACCGTACATTCTAATTTCATTCTAATTACCTCCTGTCATTTTATAAACACTACTCAATATATATAAATCTCATTATAAACTTTATATTATCAGTTACCTAGCATACTGGTAATAACATAATAAAAAGAATAGACATTTAAAACATCTACTCTTAAATATGAGACCTATCGCACTGGGCTTGATAT